GCAGAATCGGGAAAACCCAAGGACTTTACCCCACGATTCAAAGCTGAATCTGGAAAACCAAAGGACACAATTCCTAAAGTTATAGCTGAAAGTTCAACACAGTGTATTGCACAATCTTGGTGTTCTGAAAACACTGAACAAATAGTGCAACGCATTAAGAAGAACCAAATGCAACTGACTTTTTATTATGAAGGAAAAGAACTTGATCTACCAAAGGTTAATGTTGTTTTTGTGCAGGATCGATATGCAGCAATCAATTCTCATTATATGAGATTGATTGATCATAAAGGACTGACAGTGAAATTGCATAGACCATATGTAGAAGAAGGTATTTTCATGAATTGGGATTCAATTGTAGCGACTGCCCGAGAACATATGCGGGAGGAAATCGTAACCGACATTACTATTGTAGAGTTTGGTAGAAAAGTACCTATGTACAGCTCTATCTTGCCCTACTTAGTGAATAAAGATGAGATTTCCTGCCTAATTGGCACTCGGTGTGCTCTCATGGTCCCTGGTAAAAATGAATGGCACGCAAAGTTTGGCAATCTAGAGAAGATAGAGACACAACAGTTCTCTGTACCTGGTGATAAAACTATTTATAGAAGTCGAGCTTTTTTGACTAATATTAGTTCAGCACCAGGCGAATGTGGAGGATTATATTTTCTAGATTCTAATTTGATTTCACGCAAACTTGTAGGTTTTCATTTTGCAGGTTTACCTGGAGGAGGCTGTGCAGTTCCTATGGTATATGAAGATTTTGCCTGGATGGGAAATTCTAATGCTCCAGAAATTGTAGCTAAATCGCAGTCAGCACCTGTTATCCTTGAAAATGGTAACGTCTCTTATGAAGGTGAAACTGATAATCCTAACTACTTAAACGTAGGAAGTAAAATTATCAAGACACCAATTTTTGAGGAGATTATCGATACAGGAGTGGCTCCTAGTTATATCGATTCTCGGTTGGAATTAGATTCTCCTATGGGTAAAGGTATTCAAAAACAATTCAAGGATACACCACTCATTGATGATGACATTCTTAATAAAGCTCTTCTGAGTTATAAACAGAAGTTGGCTGAATGTTCATTCTCAAATATGAAGGTGTTATCATTTGAAGAAGCAGTGCAAGGTAATGACAGTAATTATATTTCTGGCATTAATAGATCTACTTCAGCTGGATATCCATACGCTCTGACAACTAAAGGCAAAGGAAAACAAGAATGGTTTGGAAAAGATGAATGGAAATTCGACACGTTGAAAGGAAAAGAGTTGAAAAGTAAAATTGATGATGATATCAGACAAATGGAAGATGGAAAAGTGATTCCTTACATGTTTGCTGATACGTTGAAGGACGAAACACTACCTGTGGCAAAGGTGGCTATTAAGAAAACACGTGTTTTTGCAATGGCTCCAATTGATTACGTGGTGACGTTTCGTAAATATTTTCTAAGCTTTACTGCTCAACTTATGGAAAATCGTATTGACAGTGAGTCATGTGTTGGAATTCGAGCTCAATCATTAGAATGGGATAAATTAGCACATTATCTGCTTGATTATGGAAACAATATGATAGCCGGTGATTTTTCTAATTTTGACGGAACACTTCATATCGATATCTTGTGGTCAATCTTGGATGTAATAGAATCTTTTTATGAAGTCCAAGATGATTACAAGGTTGAAGATAGAAATGTTCGTCGTGCACTTTGGGAAGCCACAATTAATTCGATTCATGTATGTAAAAATCATGTGTACAAATTAAACCATGGCCAACCTAGTGGTAATCCCCTGACAGCTGTGATGAATTCTATGTATAATTTAATTGTTATGTGATATGCTTACTACGATATCTGTAAAAACGGAGATTTTAATAAGCATGTGAGAATGGTTTCATACGGAGATGATAATCTTTTGAGTATTGATGGAGCTACAATAGGTGACTTTAATCAACAGAGTATAACTCTCTCCCTCAAGAAAATTGGTATGATCTATACGGATGAAACTAAATCAACGTCAGAATTGCCATGCAAACCACTTCAGGAATGTGGTTTTCTGAAAAGAGGTTTTAGACTGGAACCACAAATCGGACTTTATGTTGCTCCACTTAAATTGACTTCCATTTTGGAATGTTTTAATTGGATTCATAAAACCGAAAATGTTTTTGGTGTTCTCGAACAGAATGCTAGAATGGCTCATGCGGAATTAAGTATGCATGATCAGGAAACATTCAATTTATGGACATCGAAAATTAGGAAAGTTATCTTTAAGCAATTTGGAAAGGTATTGTCTTATGAAAATAGGAACACTTATTTATTCTGGATTCGAGAAGATAGCCTTACAACTCACGTTCCCGACTTAGTCTGGACGTAATATAGAGCGACATCTCTATAAACATGAAGAACTCGAAGTTTCTTCATAAGATGGTAATGATAATAACATCTTGTGAAGCAGTAGAGTACGCGTCCTATTTAGGATGAGAAGCGTAGATAGCAACCCTATCAAATTCTCTTTATCATCTTTAAATTTATAGAGCTTGGGTTAGTTCTATATCTTACTATAAACCTGCTGATAATAATACAACTAATCAAGCTGAGTTGGAAACCTCACCTGAACAAAGTTCCACTACTATGCAGCTTACGCTGCCACCCACTGATATCACATCAACATCTACAGGATTTGTTAACGACAATATTCATAGAGTTGTCGAGGGATTTAAATCATTATATACCAATAGTATTGGTGATGAACGCTCTCAATCAATTCAACGGATTTTGTCAAACTATCGTCTAGTAGATAAAATTAATGTTGATGGTAATACAGCAGCACAGGGATGGCTAGTCAAAGATATGATTAACCAGCCTCAATTTGCGTCAAAAATCAATGGATCTATGGGCATTAGGGGTACATTCAAGTTTAAGCTTACATGGAACACTACTCCCATGACCCAAGGTATGTATGTTTTGGCGTATATCCCAGAATGGGTACATATCCCATTATTCTCAGGTGCTGTTATGGCAGATATCAGTTTTCTAACTGGATGTCCACACGTGATTGTTAACATTTCACGGGATACATCTGCCGAATTAGTTCTGCCGTATGTTGGTGAAACCCCATATATTCCTTTATATAACACTGATCATTATGCTCAACAAGCCGGTCGCATTATTTTTATGCCAATTGAACGGTCTGTGGATTCTACTGGTTTTGTTACTTTTAGCATTGCTCTATATTTTGCTATGGACAATGTTGAGTTAATGGGATTGCAACCAACTCCTGCAACAGCACAGGCAGCACTCGCTATGAGTGCTGTAGCAGAGGCTATTAAGAAGTCTCAACTAGTATCTAAGGGTACTGCCTCTATTTCATCATGGTTTAATGACATGGAGCCGACTCCATTGACTCAGACAGCCGGATGGATTACAGGTGGTATTTCTAAGATTGCCGATTTTATGGGATGGTCTAAACCTAATTCTGTAAAACCATTGGACCCAGTTATTGTACTCCCTACCCGTGATCTATTTCATGGTGACGGAGTGTTTACTGGTGTTAGGATGACAATGAATGCTGATGCGGGCATTTCAACTTGTCAAATGGGACCAACTGAAGATGATGAAATGTCTATTGCTCATTTTGTGCATAGATCAGAAATCTTCGATAAGTT